TAAATAAAACTTATCATCTAAAATTTTATTATTTTTACCACTTACATCAATTTCACCAAAATTGGTAATATCAATATTATTAGATTTGTAATATAAAAGTTGCTCTTTATATTTTTTGGCATCATTTAAATTCCATCGGTTAGTTTTACCAATAAAATCTTTTTCAGGATAAAAATAATCATTATTGTTTTTAATATCTTTTACTGTATAACCTTTAATTTTGAAATCTTCCAAAATTGGAAATATATTTTCAGGTAATTTATCAATTAAGTTATTTTCTTTCTTTTCAATAAATGTTAAAATAGGCTTTATTTCTGATTTTTCAGGAAAAACTTCTTCATTAATATAATTATATTTTAATTTTAATTGGTCTAGGTATTCTATAGCTTCTTTAAGAGACTCTTCTCCATTTCTAGATTTATTAATATAAAAGTATTTATCTTTAACATACTCTTTTTTATCAACGCCAATAGGAAATTTATTAACAACATAACCATCTAAAATAGTTGTATTATCATTTGATTTTATACGCATTGAACGAATATATTTAGGCAAATCTTTATCTTCTTCATATTTACGAGAATATTTATCACGTCTAGTTCCTAATCTTGCTAAACTTTTTTTAATTTTTGTTTCATCGCTATCTTTTCCAGAATCACCACCAGTTTTAACATTATATCCATTTGGAACTAATGAATTATATAGGTTTATGAAATAAACTTCTTTTTCATTTAATTCTTCAATAGGACATTTTATTAAAACTAAAACTTCAAAATTATCAACACCATATTTTCTGATTGAACCATTTAATATACAACAATTATCTTTTTCTCCAAGAGTTTCTCTAATATGAGATTTCCATCTTCCTAAAGCTCCCCATTTATTATTATTTTTACCTGTAAAACATAAAGCTTGTCCAATATAACATTTATTATTAATTTTATTTTTTATTAGATAAATTTGTCCATTATGTAAATCTTCATTAATATTAAAATTATCATCTATAAAATTTTCTTTTTCATAATTTTTACTTTCTTCTTGCATGTTAATGAAAATTAAGTAAAAATTATTTTATTAATTTTATAAAATCAATTTTTTTATTTTAATAATAAATTTATTAAAAGTTAAAAACAATTCATTCAAAAAACTATTTTGTCGCTTATACTCGTTGTAGTGGTTTATGCGCTTATAAGAGAAGTAACAGACTTCCATTGGGGGATCTTTAAAAGACGGTTTATCAGATTCGATTAAAACATTTTGTTGCAAACCACATTTTTCGCAAATCTGAATTCCATCCGATGGAAATACAGTCATTTCTGTTGAACAATTGGGGCATTTGAAAATATTGATATCAACCTTAATTTTAGAAACATAGGAATTATCAATTTTCTGCAAATATTCTTCTAAAATATTCTTTTTTTTAAATGTTGATTCCTCTTTTACAAAATCACTGATTTTCAAACTAGTATAAACATTTTCCTCACTAGGAGTTTCACTAGTTTTATTATCCCGCTCATTAAAGAAATTAATTACGCTTTTATAATTATTTTGAGAATCTTGAGCATCGGGCTCTTGATTATCAACACTTTCATCTATTAATAATGTTGGTAAATCATTGTTTTCTTCAATTTCATCTTCTTCATAATCAAGTAAATTTCTTTCGAATTTTTCATAATCATGCTCATTATTTTTAGAATTTTCAATATTTTCATAGTAACTATGTAAAAGAGTCCCGACATCTAAATAATATTTATTTAAATCATCATTATTCATAATGACATTTATCTTATTTTTCAATTCATTTATTTTATCTTTAAGATTATCTTTATAAATAATATAATATAGATCAGTTTTTTTATCTGGATCTTTATGATTATATTCAGCAATGATTTTTTTTAATTCATTTTTCATTTTTGGAAGAGAGTCTGTCTGTTCTTTAAAATGATTAATCATTTCTGAATGCTTTGCATCTATTGTCATGTTATCATTATTATTTAATGATAACGATTTGTTGTTGGTAGATTTTGAAATAGATTTTAATCTACTTACCATTTATTATGATTTAATAAAATCATAATATCTTTAAGCATATATTTTCGATTTACGGATATATTTTTTTTTATTTTTATAATTATTTTTTATAAAATAATGGATAATAAAAAATCTGATAAATCTAATTTATTTAATAATATAAATAATATAGATATTAAAAATATAGACCATAATCAAATTCAAAAAATGATATTTATTTATAATGCCATTAATGACGGATGGTCTATAAGAAAAATAGATAATGAAAAATTTGAATTTTTAAAAGATAGTGAAATGATTAAAAAAGAGATCATTTTAGAAGAATATATAAAAAAATATATGAAACATAATATCTTAGAAAATAATTGATTTTCTAATTTTTATTTTTTATTTTTTAAAAATATTTTAAAGAATTTTAAAAATTGATAAAAAATTATTCTCAAATTTAAATTTAAGAATAAAAAATTAATAGGAAAATAAAATAGTAAAATAATAATTTATAAAAAAATTACAAAGTGCCAAAAATGTTCAAGAGGTGCTGGATATAATTTTAAGGGATTATATGCTGCTTATTGTAGCGATCATAAATTAGAGGGAATGATAAATACTAAACATGCAATTTGTATTAAAGAAACTTGCACTGCTTTAGCAAATTTTAATTATGAAGGAATTAAGAAAGGATTATATTGTGCAAAACATAAATTAGAGGACATGATAAACAGTGTTTCGAAATTATGTATTGAAAATGGTTGTAAAACTCAAGCTTCATATAATTTTGAAGGAGCAAAAACGAAAATTTATTGTTTAATTCATAAAAAAGAGGGAATGATTAATACAGGGAATAAAATTAAATGTTTAGAAGATGGATGTTTATTAACACCATTATTTAATTATGAAACTGAAGAGAAAGGTTTATATTGCTCTAACCATAAATTAGAAGGTATGATTGATATTAAACATAAAAAATGTGAATTTGAAAATGAAGGGAAAAAATGTTTGAAAGCTGCATTATTTAATTTTGAAGATGAAAATGTAGGAAAATATTGTGGCACTCATAAAATGGAAGGGATGATAGATAACAGTAATGCTAAAAAATGTGAATATGAAGGTTGTAAAACTAGACCAACTTATAATTATGCTGGAGAAACTAGTAAGAGATTTTGTAATTTACATAAATTGGAAGCAATGGTAAATGTTAAAGATAAATTATGTATTGGTGATGATAATAAATGTAAAAATAGACCCAGTTTTAATTATAAAGGTGAAAAGATTGGCTTATATTGTTTAAATCATAAATTGGATGCTATGGTCAATATTAATTATGATATTTGCTTAGAGTGTAATGATAATGCTATTTTTAATTTTATAGGTGAAAAAAAAGGACTTTATTGCACTAAACATAAAAAAGAAGGTATGGAAAATATTGTGGGTATAAAATGTATTATGGATGGATGTTTTCTTTATCCATCATTTAATTACATCGGAAAGTCTTCAGGAAAATATTGTTTAAATCATAAATTAGATAATATGATTGACGTAAAGCATTATAAATGTATTGAAGAAAATTGTAAAAATAGAGCAAGTTTCAATTATGAAGGTATTAAAAAGCCAATTTATTGTTCAAATCATAAAAAAGAGTGTATGATAAATGTAGTTCATACATTATGCAAGACTCATTTGTGTAGTCTAAGAGTTTCGGAAAAATATGAAGGCTATTGTTTAAACTGTTTTATCAATATTTTTCCAGATAAACCTGTTACTAAAAATTATAAGACTAAAGAAAAATCGGTAATCGATTTTATTTTAGAAAAATTTCCGTTTATGACTTGGAGATTAGATAAGAAAATTGAAGATGGTTGTAATAAGAAGAGACCAGATATGTTATTAGATTTAGGTCATAAAGTTATTATTGTAGAAGTTGATGAAAATCAACATATTACTTATGATTGTAGTTGTGAAGAAAAAAGAGCATTAGAAATTTCTGAAGATTTAGGTTTTAGACAAATCATATTTTTACGATTTAATCCTGATGATTATATTAATAAGGATAAAAGAAAGATTACTTCTTGTTGGGATATAAATACAAAAGGAATTTGTGCTGTTAAGAAATCTAAGAAAAAAGAGTGGATTGAACGATTAGAAACTTTGAAAAATCAAATTAATTATTGGATTAATGAGGAAAATAAGACAGATAAATTGTTTGACACAATACATTTGTTTTATGACGAAATTTAAAAAATGAGATTTATTACAAAACCTAAGGAAATTTTGATATTTAAATAATTAAAAATTAATTTAATTTTAATTAAAATTTAATTTTAATTAAAAACTATTTTTTCAAAAAAAAAATATATTTATACTAAGGAATTTTTAAATTATGATTTTTCATATTTAGTTCTCATAATTTTTTTAAAAATCAGTACTAAAACTATTACCTAAAATAGTTTTAGTACTGATTTTTAAAAATTTACCCAAACAATTTAAATTTAATTAAATTCGAATTTCATCGCGGATTTCCAAAATAAAAATCTAACTATATAGTATAAAAAAGAATGACCGGCGGATTGATGCAATTAGTCGCATATGGAGCACAAGATGTTTATCTAACAGGAAATCCTCAAATCACTTTCTTCAAAGTCGTATACCGAAGACACACTAACTTCTCAATTGAAGCCATCGAGCAGACCTTCAACGGCACTGCCGATTTCGGAAAGAAAGTCACATGCACTGTCAGCAGAAACGGTGATTTAATCAACAGAATCTACTTACAGGTCACTCTTCCCCGTGTTGAGGCTACCGTCTCTTCCGCCTTCTTCAGATGGGTCAATTTCATTGGCCACTTCCTCATCAAGTCTGTTGAAGTCCAAATTGGAGGTCAAAGAATTGACAAACAATATGGTGATTGGCTTACCATTTGGAACGAGCTCACCATCCCCCCTGGTCTTAAAGCCGGTTATGATAACATGGTTGGAAACACCGTCGCCCTTACTGGAACTGGTCTCCAACGTACTGAGGCCACCACCTTGTACGTCCCATTCCAATTCTGGTTTTGCAGAAACCCTGGTTTGTCTCTTCCCCTTATTGCCCTCCAATATCACGAGGTCAAGATCGAGCTTGAGTTCAGACCCAAGGCTGAGTGCTACGTCTCCACCGCCGGCTCTCTTAACAGCTGCGGTGTTAGCGTCAATGGAACTCTTGATGCTTTCTGCGTCCCTTCTATTGAGTATGCTACTCTTTTCATTGACTACATCTACTTGGACACTGACGAGAGACGAAGATTCGCACAAACTTCTCACGAGTATTTGATTGAGCAGCTCCAATTTACCGGCGACGAATCTACCGTCAATACCAACGTAAAGGTGAAGTTGAACTTGAATCACCCCGTCAAAGAGCTTATCTGGGTCGTCCAGAGAGACGATGTTGTCAAGTTGGGCTACAACCAGTGGAACAACTACACTGATGACTTTGATGCCGATTCTGGCTA